TCATTTGTCGATTTCAATTTTGTCCCATTCCCGTCCACGGCTGTCCCTATACCGCGCCGCCATTGAATCTGATTTATGCCCGAGAAGACGTTGAGCAAACTTATCGCCAATCTGGTTCCGGTATAGCCTCGCTGACAGGCTACGCAGTTCATGGAATGTTGGCGGGTTTCCATCAAATGAGAGGCCAGATGCATTTCTCGCCTTTGTAAAATACTTTGATACTGTTTTCGGGGAAAGCGGATCGTGATGCTTTGATGCGATTATAGTTTCACTGCTGCTGGCCTCCCTGCATTTCTGTAGTGTATCAGCCAATGAGATATTGAGCGCGTCAATCGTTAGCGTTAGCGGAATGGCGAGTTTAGCCCCTGTTTTACTCTGTTTAATGTGAAGATGGTTGTCGTTTATGTCTGACCATTTCATTCTGCACAAATCGCCGACTCTCTGCCCTGTAACGACGGCCAAATCCATCGCCAGCCTTAGCCAGATAGGGAGAGGTTCGGCTGCATGGTAAATCTCGACATACTCATTAGCTGTCAGCCTTGAGCGCCTTACTTCTGACTTTGCTGTACGGGTTGCTGTTACCGGATTCGTTGCCACATGCCCCTCGGCTATTGCTTCACGAAAAACGTCAACAAGGGTTGACCTGATTAATTTTGCGGAAGCTGCTTTACCTTCTGCTACGTAGGTGTTTAGCATTGCTGCCACTTCTTTCGTTGATATGTCAGTGAGCGGTTTGTCCGGCAATTTTCTTCGGATTGCCCTGATTTTGCTGGCGTAGTCGAGTAGAGTTTTCGGCCTGATCCCCCTTTCGGTGAGGATTGTTTCATATCGGTCAAGCCACACATGAAGAGTGATTGCGTCACCGCCTTTAATTCTGTCTATCAGTGATTTGCGTCCGCTGTCTGAGAGTAACTCAATATTGGCCTGTATTGCTTCAGTGATTGCTATCCTCCTGTCTCGGCCTAATCCAAACTCTTTACCCGTCCTTGGGTCCCTGTAGCAGTAATATCCATTGTTTCTTATATAAAGGTTAGGGGGTAAATCCCGGCGCTCATGACTTCGCCTTCTTCCCATTTCTGATCCTCTTCAAAAGGCTACCTGTTACTGGTCGATTTAAGTCAACCTTTACCGCTGATTCGTGGAACAGATACTCTCTTCCATCCTTAACCGGAGGAGGGAATATCCTGCACTCGCGTACCCATCGACGAACTGTTTCAAGGCTTCTTGGGCGTCGCTGGCGTGCGTTCCACTCCTGAAGTGTCAAGTACATCGCAAAGTCTCCGCAATTACACGCAAGAAAAAACCGCCATCAGGCGGCTTGGTGTTCTTTCAGTTCTTCAATTCGAATATTGGTTACGTCTGCATGTGCTATCTGTGCCCATATCATCCAGTGGTCATAGCAGTCGTTGATGTTCTCTGCTTCGATAACTCTGTTGAATGGCTCTCCATTCCATTCACCTGTGACTCGGAAGTGCATTTATCATCTCCATAAAACAAAACTCGCCGTAGCGAGTTCAGATAAAATAAATCCCCGCGAGTGCGAGGATTGTTATGTAATATTGGGTTTAATCATCTATATGTTTTGTACAGAGAGGGCAAGTATCGTTTCCACCGTACTCGTGATAATAATTTTGCACGGTATCAGTCATTTCTCGCACATTGCAGAATGGGGATTTGTCTTCATTAGACTTATAAACCTTCATGGAATATTTGTATGCCGACTCTATATCTATACCTTCATCTACATAAACACCTTCGTGATGTCTGCATGGAGACAAGACACCGGATCTGCACAACATTGATAACGCCCAATCTTTTTGCTCAGACTCTAACTCATTGATACTCATTTATAAACTCCTTGCAATGTATGTCGTTTCAGCTAAACGGTATCAGCAATGTTTATGTAAAGAAACAGTAAGATAATACTCAACCCGATGTTTGAGTACGGCCATCATCTGACACTACAGACTCTGGCATCGCTGTGAAGACGACGCGAAATTCAGCATTTTCACAAGCGTTATCTTTTACAAACCCGTATTCCTGCTCATATCACTCTCCTTTGATGCGAATGCCAGCGGCGCGGATAGATTTCCATTGTTCCCATATGCGGTTGAAGTCTGTTCCTGATAAGGTCGCGTTACGGTATCCAGTTTCGGTGCGCAATCCTTCAAGCGTCGATTTGGAAATACAAATTGAATGCATTACCCATGATTCGAACAAATCACGCTCCCGGGCTTCGCAACTTTGCTTACTCATCTCTTCGATACGTTCAGCCATCGCAGCACACTCTTCAAAGTTACTTAATGCTTTTCGCTCCCATTCGGCGCATTGTTTTCCAAGCTCTGCAATCAGCTTGTCTTTGCCTTCCAGCTCAACTCGCAGCTTCCCTACCGTTAGCGCAATATCCTCGTTCTCCTGATCACGGCTTTTGATGTATTGCTGGTTTCTTTCCCGTTCATCCAGCAGCGCCAGCACGGTAGCTGGACTGGCTGCGGCGATGAATTCAGCATTGGCCTGCTGTTCCATTTGGAAATCTTCATCGAAACCGCTTTCAGGATGCGCTCCTTCAATTCTGCAAATGGGAATATATCCAGCAGCCTCGCGATGAATTAGCGCATCATCACAATCAAATCGGCTCTCTCCATATTCGAGCGACCATACACCACACGTTGCTTTTTCTGCCTTGGCACGCAGTGCCTCATAGTCAATCTTGCTCACTGGTTGCCTCCTTTGCGAATCTGTTCCGCCCATTCTTCAAGGGATTTCTCCGCATATTCACCGGACAGGCCATCAATCGGGTGCAGTTCATTAGCCAACTCTTCTTTCGCTGACAGAATCATGCGTGTAACGTCGAAAACTTCACGCAAAGACTTATTGATTGTCACGAACGGTGCAATAGTGATCCACACCCAACGCCTGAAATCAGATCCAGGGGGTAATCTGCTCTCCTGATTCAGGAGAGCTTATGGTCACTTTTGAGACAGTTATGGAAATTAAAATCCTGCACAAGCAGGGAATGAGTAGCCGGGCGATTGCCAGAGAACTGGGGATCTCCCGCAATACCGTTAAACGTTATTTGCAGGCAAAATCTGAGCCGCCAAAATATACACCGCGACCTGCTGTTGCTTCACTCCTGGATGAATACCGGGATTATATTCGTCAACGCATCGCCGATGCTCATCCTTACAAAATCCCGGCAACGGTAATCGCTCGCGAGATCAGAGACCAGGGATATCGTGGCGGAATGACCATTCTCAGGGCGTTCATTCGTTCTCTCTCGGTTCCTCAGGAGCAGGAGCCTGCCGTTCGGTTCGAAACTGAACCCGGACGACAGATGCAGGTTGACTGGGGCACTATGCGTAATGGTCGCTCACCGCTTCACGTGTTCGTTGCTGTTCTCGGATACAGCCGAATGTTGTACATCGAATTCACTGACAATATGCGTTATGACACGCTGGAGACCTGCCATCGTAATGCGTTCCGCTTCTTTGGTGGTGTGCCGCGCGAAGTGTTGTATGACAATATGAAAACTGTGGTTCTGCAACGTGACGCATATCAGACCGGTCAGCACCGGTTCCATCCTTCGCTGTGGCAGTTCGGCAAGGAGATGGGCTTCTCTCCCCGACTGTGTCGCCCCTTCAGGGCACAGACTAAAGGTAAGGTGGAACGGATGGTGCAGTACACCCGTAACAGTTTTTACATCCCACTAATGACTCGCCTGCGCCCGATGGGGATCACTGTCGATGTTGAAACAGCCAACCGCCACGGTCTGCGCTGGCTGCACGATGTCGCTAACCAACGAAAGCATGAAACAATCCAGGCCCGTCCCTGCGATCGCTGGCTCGAAGAGCAGCAGTCCATGCTGGCACTGCCTCCGGAGAAAAAAGAGTATGACGTGCATCCTGGTGAAAATCTGGTGAACTTCGATAAACACCCCCTGCATCATCCACTCTCCATCTACGACTCATTCTGCAGAGGAGTGGCGTGATGATGGAACTGCAACATCAACGACTGATGGCGCTCGCCGGGCAGTTGCAACTGGAAAGCCTTATAAGCGCAGCGCCTGCGCTGTCACAACAGGCAGTAGACCAGGAATGGAGTTATATGGACTTCCTGGAGCATCTGCTTCATGAAGAAAAACTGGCACGTCATCAACGTAAACAGGCGATGTATACCCGAATGGCAGCCTTCCCGGCGGTGAAAACGTTCGAAGAGTATGACTTCACATTCGCCACCGGAGCACCGCAGAAGCAACTCCAGTCGTTACGCTCACTCAGCTTCATAGAACGTAATGAAAATATCGTATTACTGGGGCCATCAGGTGTGGGGAAAACCCATCTGGCAATAGCGATGGGCTATGAAGCAGTCCGTGCAGGTATCAAGGTTCGCTTCACAACAGCAGCAGATCTGTTACTTCAGTTATCTACGGCACAACGTCAGGGCCGTTATAAAACGACGCTTCAGCGTGGAGTAATGGCCCCCCGCCTGCTCATCATTGATGAAATAGGCTATCTGCCGTTCAGTCAGGAAGAAGCAAAACTGTTCTTCCAGGTCATCGCTAAACGTTACGAAAAGAGCGCAATGATCCTGACATCCAATCTGCCGTTCGGGCAGTGGGATCAAACGTTCGCCGGTGATGCAGCACTGACCTCAGCGATGCTGGACCGTATCTTACACCACTCACATGTCGTTCAAATCAAAGGAGAAAGCTATCGACTCAGACAGAAACGAAAGGCCGGGGTTATAGCTGAAGCTAATCCTGAGTAAAACGGTGGATCAATATTGGGCCGTTGGTGGAGATATAAGTGGATCACTTTTCATCCGTCGTTGACAGAATGGGAGGGCGAAACTCTTTGCAGGAAAAAATATCGGAGTGTGCCTTTACTGTCGATATTGAAAAACTTCAATGTCCAATTACACTGGAGCAGCCTGAAAAAGGTATTTTTGTGAAGAATTCAGATGGTTCAGATGTATGTACTTTATTTGATGCCGCTGCATTTTCTCGTTTGACTGGTGAAGACTTACCCCACCCACTGACCCGGGAGCCAATAACGTCATCAATGATTGTAAGTCAAGAACAATGTATTTATGATCAAGCCAAAGGAAACTTTGTTATAAAATAAAGTTAATATATTTTTCTATAAAGTAATATTTTACATCAGTAATCTATATCAAAACGCCACAGACATTTAAAATATCAGATGTTGTCTGTGGCTGATACACTCAGATTATACGTGAAAGGTGCTTGACGTTACTCTGTGTTTGAACCAATCTAAGAAAATACGGCTAATGCATGCATATTATTTTGATGCATTCGCTTGCTGTATGTTTTCTGATTGGCCAAATGTCCTGTCAATTAATCCTACTGGTTCTACGGGGGCATTTTGGGGAATGATCCAACCACTTTCACTGATACTGCCTCTTGTAAGATATTTAACTTTTGCTTTGACGATAACTAAGTAATGTCCACGGCTAAATCGGTCAGCAACGCTAATATCTGTTGTGTATTCTGGTTCAATTCTACCACTTTTTATTTGCAGTTTTGCAGTATCTTCAGAAACCGGACTTACATTTGGGTTTGCAATCTCGCCCCCCCCTGCAGTACTATAAGAAACAATGTTTTCAGCCTGAGAGGCAATAGTTCCTCGGCATAATGTTACCTCTGTCATTCCTGCATCATGATCACCACTTCTGAATTTTCTGTAGATATTTTGTACATTTTCTTCTTCGCTAGGATATAAGTCCTCTGATATCGCGGGCAACGTTTCCTCTAACTCAGGTGAGTCATCAGTAATATCGAGAAGCTCCTCATCATATCCTATATCACCTTCTTTCAGTTCTGAATATGGTTTATCCGTATGTCGAATAAGTCCACCTCCTTTTAATCCGTCAGCTTGATAAAAGTTACCATCAGAGTCTTTATAAAACTTTACTAATGAATTCTTGCCGTTATCGGTAAATGTACCTGAATAGATATTCGAGTTTGATTCTTTTGTTAATTCTAACTCTCTATTATTGTATTTTATTTTGTTGGGCATCTCATTGGATAACGGCTGATATGAGTGTTGTTTTCTATAAAAACCGTCACCAGAACGTTTATAGTATCCATAGTTTTCATTATTAAATCCAGTGGCGCTATAAAGTTCATTACCTTCCATGCTTGCTAATTCCAAGATTTTCCTTGTGCTTTTTTGATAAATAAAATCAGTATTTTCTATCGATTCTATCACTCTATAAGATGAGCCACGTTGCTGAGGTTCATTAATTATATTTTTGTTTATTTTTTCTTCGGAAAAACGAAGGCCTGTGTATTTGGCATTTGATGATCTTTGTGTGAATTTCGATTCAGCTGCTGGAATTGCTTCCATACCAATACGTATTACATCCTGCATGTAGTTACATACATCCGTAGATTTTTCAACAACTGCATGATTCAGTATACTGCTAGTTCCTGCTAATGCATTAAATCCTGGTGCTGCACTCATAACTATATTCCAGATAGTACCTAATAGATGCAGGCCACTTCTTGATGCGGGACTAAGTGAAGATGATGTACGATGATGTCTGGTATCGTCAATATCAAAACTTAACTCGATTAGTCCCCCAAGCCCTTCCTGGATGACTTTATTAAAACCATAAACAAACGCTTGACCTCCATTCATAGATGATATTTTTGTTTTGAAAATCTCGAGAGCCTGAATTTGTTTTGTATGTTGTTCTTCCGATGACATCCAGCTAGATTCTGTTATTTCACTAATCTGATGAACAAAACCTGTAATAGCATCTCTGAGCATTTTGTTTACATCCATTAGGCCTAGTAATTCACAATCCTGAATATGATTCTCAATATGATTTTGTGCTTTATAGTGTGTTTCTGCCCATGACAATTGTTTTTCTACAGCTAATTTCATTAGCCATGAATTGAAATAATGTCTATCTGAACTTGATATTACTGATTTCAAGTGCGGTGAAAAATCACTGTTTCTTATGATTTTTTTTGATATGTAGTTTACTACATTATTATTAAAATGTCTCTGATAATGTTCGCACTGTGCTACAATCTCACTTAATATGAGGCGATGGTGTTTAACTCCATTGGTGGAGCACAGTATTTTGTCTCCACCATCTTTTGATAAATGACGAATTACTAATTGCGCACATTTGAATATATGTTCAAAATTTCTTTTGTTTGATTTTCTATTTGATCTTAAATTATTCAATTCTAGTGTTAGATATATGGATTCTTTACCGTATAGATCATCAAAAAGTAGTGGTGTACTAAGTGAAAACTTATGCCTCACTGTTTGCATATAATGATTTTCTGGTTGTGTTATAATGAGCTCACCTTTTTTGGGGGGAGCGTAGTCCAAATGAAATGGCAGAGGGTGTACAATTATATCTCGTGCAATTGTTTTATAAATATTGAACTCATGTTCTCGGTTATCTTTTATGAAATCTCTAAAGAAAATGGATTTTCTATTATCGGATCCTATTTCGAATCTGTAATAATGATCCTTTATTAATTCAACTATGTAATCTCTTGCAGCACCTCTGCCATTGCGATTCCATATTCCTGTTTGAGAAAAAGTAAGCAATTCATGATATCCCCTAATGTAATGTTCTTGCTCTTGTTCTTTCTCCAATTTTGTTAACAAATTGTAAAATGGCATGAGTTTTGGTACTATTGATTCTTCTAGCTTTTTTGCGGTAAGAACACCCAATTTTTCAGCTGGTGCCGCATGTTCTTCTGGAAGAGATCTTGAGTGTCTGATATTAATTTCATTAAATAGATTTCCATGACCGCTGTATGATTTGTAGTTGTTGTTTAATGTTTTAAATATTCCTGAGGCTAGTAATAGTCCATTAAGTGCGATTTTTTTATAGTGAACTCCATCTGATTGCGTGGTAATAGGTAAGGTTTCTTTATTTTCTATATAACTATCAAAAAAATCTTTCTGAAGAGCTTTTCCCTTTGATATTACCTGTTCGATATTATCTGTTAACATCTCTGATGTTTCGCTATCGAATAGTTTGTTTTCCTTCCCAACAGATATATGCTGAAATGATTCTGAAGAATGTGCCATTGCCTGTGGGGTTAATTCTTTAAAAATAATGTTAGTATATACATTAATATCATTATAACCAAGATTCTCAGGATTTATAATATGTTTTAAGAAGAAATTTAGTAAAATTTTTTCTGGAGATATTTCTATCTCTGATGTTTCTTTTTGTGGGACGATTAGATATCCTTTTTCATCAACGGCAATAAACAATTCGCTTATGTTATCTTCTTTTTTATTATATGCATAAGTATTTGCAATATGTATTTGACATTTATTTATATCAGTTTCTGGTAAGCTGTCTATGTAATAGTTAACTAATCTTCTGAGTGTTGGACTATGCGAATATTGGTGCTGTAATATTCTACTTACATTGTCTTCTATGATATCATTCTGGGGATAAAAGAAAATGTCGTAAATATTTAAATTGTATTTTTTTTCATTTCTTGCTACTTCATCAAAAGTGTATTGTTTTTGTGTTATTTTAGATATTTGATCATTAAAAATAATGTCATGATTAATTTCTGATAGCTTTCTTAGATAGTTGTTGGTGTCCCATGTTTGGGGAGCTTTAGTTTTCGATGAGTATATTGGGCTATATGAATGGATATTAGAGACTGTTGGCATTTTGTCCTCCTTTGCATGCAATCAAACTTGATATAAAGCTTCCGCTACTTCTATATCGGAGTTCTTTTGTAATGCTTTTCAAGAAGAAGTCAAGATATTAAAAGCATTTTATTTGTGCCCTAGAGCTTTGGAGAAGTAATATTACAGTTTTAGGAGCATTGTTTTAATGCCGGTTTTTATACGAATTGTTGATATAGATGATAGAAGTTTAGGCAAAAGAAATTCTAATTCATTTACAGCTATAGTACCGTTTGTCATTTTTCTTTGCGACTATGCAGATTTCAATACGCATAAAAACCCCTTTATACTGTGTCTATATACAGCATTATTTTGGCTGTATGGATAAACAGTATCAAGGGTGAGGAAAAGTGATTTTTTGGGGCATTTTGGGGCATGATTGGGACACTTTTTATCGGCGAAATTCGTCGAAGTTCGTCGACATGGTAAACGAATCATCTATCCAACCCTTGAAAAACGGCGCTCCTGGACGCTCTTCGTCGATTTTTAAAAATGTTGCGTCACGCGCGTAACGTGACAGGGTTAATATCACAAAGCAACGCCACTTCACCAATTGTGTAAAGCGCCATCGTCTCACCCTTGCTCGCGAGGTCCCAGTTTAACTTTAGACGCAGTTTTGCGAACCAGGTAGTTTTGCCTGTTTTTTGTGCATCTATAGGGTGATTTTATTTTTGCCAGGCGATTTTGAGTGATCGTACTCACGAATTCTCATTTTTCTGCAAGAGTTCAAAGAAAGTTAAACGCAAGCAATGTATGTTACGCGTTTTAAAGGGAAGTGTGGTTTGCGGGT